GTGCCGGAGGGGGCGGTGTACCATTTGAACGAACCGCTGTCGGTATCGTATTCAAATTTTGATGCTTTGGTAGATGATTTGTATTTGTCGCCACCAGAAGAAAATACGTTTGTGTAAAGCACAGTTGCTTTAACGCCACCAGCACTATATCCAGCCAGAGCACCTGCGTTGTTCTCAAATACTTTTAGCGTTGCATCCCAAGCACTCGGAGTAACCCCCAAGCCGAGGTTGCCGCCGCTTGGTTGCAAGATCAGGTTGTAAGCCGTTGCAGAGTCATTGCGCATCGCCTGAAACCAACCATCGCCGGTCGAGCCGTTTACGCCGCCATAAACGCCGTACAGGCCGTTTGAAGATGAAATCAGAAATCCACCAGAAGATGTTCCGAGAGTCGGAAGCCCTGCTGCTTCACCAACAGTTTGTAGTTTTACTTTAGGCGAACTCGTCCCAATACCCAGACCTGTGCTGGTCAGGCGCATTTGTTCGGATGAGTTTAAGAAAAATGCTTGGAATGGATTTGCTGGCGCAACTACATTAAACCCGTAGTATCCAGCATCCATGTAGTATGAAGAATCAAAACCAAAACGCGCAACATAATTTGCAGCGTAGGTAGCCGTCAACCTCGTCCCATCAAACGTCAGCGCAGTACCAGTGGTAAGTGCTTTAGAACCGTTCAGGTAAGCAACTCCGTTAGCAGTACCAGCGTTCAAAATAGGATTAGAGTTAACAAATGTCGTTGCACCGTTAACCGTAATAACGTCACCAGCATCATTGCCAAGCGTAGTGTTACCAGTAGACGAAAGAGTCGTGAAAGCGCCTGTATTCGGCGTTGTAGCACCTACAGTACCGTTTACAGGGCCGTTGAACGAGTCGCCTTGTGTGCCAGCTTGGAAATCTTTAAGCTGAGACATCATCTCGCGGATGGCGTTGTTAATGCCACTTGGGGCACAACCCTCGGCCAAGTTAATACCATCAATGTCAGTGTTATCACCTGGTGTTGCAGAAAATTCTGAAATCTTAGTTCGCGCCATTTATAGCTCCTTGATAGGGGTTTTCCATGATTTTACGTCATGGACGTTGTATTGCAAATTTTTTTGTGCAATAATGATCTCAGGCTTAGACCTTGGGTGTACCAGACCTTTAAAGTTCTAAGCCACTGGCTACCCCTTGGATGTTCGCACTGGTACTGCGGATGCCCAAGGGGTTTTTCTTTGGTGGATTTATGGAAATTACTCAACAACTTTTGCTCGAAGTCTTTGAATACAGAGAAGGTAACTTGTTTTGGAAAGTTGATCGCAGAGGAAACAAACTTCAAGGAAAACAAGCCAACAGACTTAAAAAAAGCAACGGTTATCAAGAGATAACACTTAACAAAAAAAACCTCTACGCTCATCGAGTAATTTTTATGATGATTCATGGTAGATGGCCTGAGCAGATAGATCACATTGACGGAAACAGGTCTAACAATTTGATTGAAAATCTTAGAGAAGCAAACAACGCACAAAACAACAGAAATACAAAACTAAGATCAAGTAATACAACAGGATTTAAGGGAGTTGTATATAACAAGATAAACAAGAATTACAACGCATCAATCACAGTAAATTACAAGTCAATTCATCTTGGTTGTTTTGATACTCCTGAAGCAGCACATGAAGCCTACAAAAAAGCCGCACTTGAGTTGCACGGCAATTTTGCAAGATTCACATAATAAAAAATCAATCTGGATAAATGCTAGTTGCTGTCACTGGTGCGCTCATTCGCAAAATCTCAAGCAATTCATTTACTGACTTTGGTTGTTGAACAAGTCGATTTTGTACAACAGGAGACAAAGCTAATGCTCTCATGCTAGGACGAACAGCAGCCAATGCAGCATATTTTGGATTGTCCAAAAACTGAGATGCGCCCAATCCAGCTACTCCAGCATAAAAATCAAGAGGACTTACTTGTGGCAAGCTACCCATGCTTTCAACAGGTTTTGTCGCTGTTTTAAAGCGTTGTGCAAACTCTGCAACTTGTTTCAATTCACCAGACAAAGGTTTCCCTTTATCAAGTTCAGCAGCAAGTTTTTGAGCGTTAACAGTTCCTGTTGTTTTATTCAGAGCTTTTTCAACAGTATATGTTTTTGCGATCAACTGACGAGCATTACGCAATTCAGGAACAAGATCGTTATAACCAATTGACTTGGCATAATTTTCCAAAGCATTTTCAAGGCTTGTTGCCTCAGATTTAAATGCTTTAGCTTTTGTCAGAGCTTCTGGATCAGCAGTTCTTTCATAATTCTTGTAATAAGCATTTGAGTTATTACGAGCAACACGCAAATCGTAGACCATTTTCTTTGGGTCTATTTTTGCAATCTCTGGAACGTTCATCAAAGAACTGGCACGAGAACCTTCTTTTACTGGCAAAGAAGCCAATGCATCGTATGCTTGTCCAGCAGTTGCTCGAACATTATCAAGAACTTCTGGCGTAATCTGAACGTCATCAGACAATCCAAGCGACTTAGCCGCAAGTTTGTTTGTGATTACTTGATTCTTTGCACTTGCATTTTGTGCTGTGCTAAGTTTTCCTGCTGTGCCTTCAATAGCTCGATTCAAAAGCGTAGAACTAGCTTGAGTTGGAGGAATAACATATCCAGCTTCACGAGCAGCTGTAATTGCTTTAGCAAGGTCTTCAGTTTGTGGAGCAGCGCCAAAGAGTTTAGATGCACCAGCACCAATCACAGGAATTGCACCACCAATAGATGCGCCAAGAAAAGCATCTTCAGGATTTAATACGCCAGCACTTGCACCACCAGCAATAGCACCACCAGCCGCACGGGTAGCAAGATTGCCACCAGCACCACCACTTGCGCGAATTGCATTGATTAGATTTGGAGCATTTTGAGCAAGCATTGGCACTTTTTGAGCGCCAGCAGCAAGAACGCGTCCAGCAGGCGCTGAAGCTGTAATCTCACCTGCAAGTTGAGCCGCAGGAATTGCCAAGTTACTACCAGTTGCTTGCCCAATACCAGTTGTCAATCCTTGAGATTGTTTACCCATTTGAGCAAAATAATCACCAGCTTGTCCTGGCAACATAGAACCAAGACCGGACATCACTTTTGATGCGCCAGAACTAAAAGCAACTGGGACAGCCGTCAATTTTTCAAGAAGGTTTGCAACAGCAGCAGTCTTACCAGTAGCACCTTCACCACCAGTAGAGTAAAGAGGAACACCTGTTACTGGATCGTAAACAGTGTCTTCTTTATAGATGGTTTGCTTTGCTGGTGATTCTGATCGAATTCTGCGGATTTCATCAGCAAATGCCTTTGCATCTTCAAAGTTGCCAGCGTCATCAGCTTTGATGAACGCTTTTTCAAGCTGTTCAAGTGTAGCCATTATTTGTATTTCTCCAAACGTGACTCAAGACTGATTTGAGCTGGTTTTGTTTTCATCAAAGATTCAGAACCAACAACATCCTCAACACTCAACTGATTTCGCTTTGCAATTCCAGAATACTCAGAACGCTTGTCGTTGTATTGTTTTGCACTTTCATCAAACAATTGATTTGCAAGTGTTTGGAATTGTTCGCGTTGTGTTTTAGTGAGTTTTGTACCGTTAATCACATTGGTTGCAAGGCTAGACAAACGATCTTGAAGACCAGTTGCAGCCATTGCCATGCCCAATTCAGATTCGCGCACAACAGAACCTGGATCAAGAAGTTTCATGATCTTTGTTGCAGCAGCCAAATCGCCAACTGGAGTACCGGCTTTCAAACCAGCGCCAATTTGAGCATTGGCAGACATAACTTCTTGATGTGCCTTATAAATTGGCTCAGAACGGAAATCTGTACGCAATTTCAAAGTATTATCAAAACCCTTTTGGCCAAGGCTGATATTAGATGCGCCAGCACGTTTCTCGTCATACAAGAATTGTGTGAATGTGCCTTTGTAGCCATCGTTTGCAACTGCGTATTGATATTTTTCAATATCAGAGGCAACTTTTTCTTTCTTTGGTGCGCCAGTAGCAACTTCTTTGACTTCACCAGTCAAAGGATCACGCTGGTACTGTTTCTCACCTTCACCAAGTTTGAAGGTTTCGCCGCCCATTGCTTTTTGCATCTCAAGTGCGTTCTTGAGATATGCTTGACCAGTACCACCCAAAGCCATCAATTGAGGCGCAACGCTGGCAATATCAAACTTCGCAGGCTTGGCGGCTTGAGCACCAACAACGCCTTCACCAACTCGCTGGCCCATGATGTCTTCACCGTAGACTTCTTGGACAGGAACAGCAGCTTGAGCAGGTTGATAGCCTTGCAAAAACAATTTCTGTGCAAGTTGTTCTTCCTTCTTCTTACGCAGCATATCTTGAAGCTGAGTATTCTGGAGTTGCTCTTGCAGTTGACCTTGCATTGCTTGCTTGTACAACTGTTGGCCTTGCTGAAGACCTTGAGCGATAGAAGCGCCAGTGTTGCCACCTTGGAACAAACGACTAGCCAAACCATACAAGGCTTGAGCTTGTGCATCATCACGGCTACGCTGGATATCTGCTGGACTCATGCCCAACAGACCAAGCGTTTCAGCGCCACCAGTACCAAAAATATCAAGAAGTCCAGCCATGTTTAATCTCCCGATCCACCAGTACCGCCAAAGAATGAATCAAGCGATGTACCAGACCATGATGGCTGATTAAATCCACCAAGCCAGTTACTTGCAGAATTCCATAGGTTGCTAACACCTTGAGCGCCACCCAAGTTCTTATACAAGCCACCCAATGTCGCAGCAGTACCCAAGACGTTTTGCAGAGTAGATGTATCAGCCGTACCAGTCTGCGTCTGAGTACGCAGGTTAGCCATTGGACTACCGTATACGCTAGACAAGAATGTAGACAGATTCTGCTGAGGCGCATTTTGACCGTAGTTGAATCGAGCAATGTCAGCGGCCAGTTGTTGACCAGTGTAGCCTTCACGGGCTTGACCAGCAGTCAACAGGTTTTGGATGTCTTGATAGTCAGCCTGAGCCATTGCAGGTGCAGCCATCGTTGCAGCCTGTTGACGAGCACGTTCATCAGCGTAATTCTGATAAGCCAGTTGACCAGCCGTATTGCTCAGTTGTTGAGCGAGCTGATTAGATGCTTGGCCTTGCAAGTTTTGCATTGCGCCAGAGCCATAACGACCAGCCTTAGACGCTTGGCTTGAAATGTCGCCAATGGCTTTCTGGAACTGAGTTGTCGCAGCCTGAGCAGCAGGAGCAAAAGCACCTTGGAAGAATGGATTGCCAGACAGATACTGACCACCAATAGTGCCTTGAATTTGACCTTGAGCAGCACCCAACAATGGGTTGCCTTGCGTTGCACGTTGCTCAAGAGCTTGCAGACCAGTTTGTGTAGTCTGCGATGGACTCACATAAGTCTGACCACCATAGTACTGAGGGCCACCGCCTTCATACAGTTTCTGAGCTTCAGTCAGGCCATATGTAAGGAACGGCTGGATTGTTGGATCAATTGTTGAGGTGGTAGTAACCGCCATGATTAACTCCTTGAAGTTTTGGATTCCATGACGGGTGATCCGATGGAACCGATTATATACAGTTTAGCCAATAACAACATACGCATATGTCTTATCAGCAGTGGAATTTGCATAGTGAGAAACAATAGCACTACCTTTTCCCTGTGAACTTACGTAAACATTTGAATAGGCCATTGGCGCAATATATTGGATATCAATGATTGCAGCTGGAATTGCTGGTCTTGGAATGCTTGTACTCGCAGCAAAATGCTCAAGCGTTACGCCAACGTCAGATACAGCGCCAGCAATCTCAATGTAATCATTAGCATTGAGATCAAGATATTTATTCATTGACGCAATAACAGCACTTGGATCGCCAGTTGATTTTCTTGGGCTGATACCAAATCTTCGAGCAGAATTAACAACATCAGTTCCATTCACTCGAATCCAAACATCAGCATGTTGATGGTCATTTGTTGAGTTTGACAATTGAAGTGAAAATGAAATATCATAAACACCAGCGTTTCTTACATTGATTCGCGTAGAGTTTGATAAATACATCCCATTTGCAATTGTTGTCTCATCCCATAAAACAACGGCTGAAGTTCCTGAGCTTGGCGCAGATTGATCTGTGTTGTTTGCAAACTGACCATAAGGCGCAGAATCTTCTTCAGCAGCATCAGAAAACGGAATCAGAATAATCTTACTGTTTACGCTGATACGCTCGTCAGTGATTGTTGTCGTTGTAGCGTTACCAGTCGCAAGCGTGACAGTTCCAGTATTATTGGTCTTGCCATTCATGATGCCATTGACCACCTCAGCCACGTTCCGAGGATCGTGACCAAAAGTTGGCAATGTTCTAAACATAATTGCCATTAGCGACCGCCTTGTCCAACAATGTCCACGTCTACTGCAATTGCTGTCTTCCAGTTATCACCAGTTGGCTGGACTTCAATCCTATGGTATCGACCATTTGACCTTAAAGAAACACGGTTTTCATCGTCAGCCGAAATAGGTGTCGTGAAATTAATGTCCTGATTTAACAATGTGCGAGAAGCCACAGCAACATCAGCAGAGCCACCATCCACTTGAGGACGAGCCAAAGTGACGATTGATCGACCACCCAAGTCCAAGTCACCAGAAACAATCTTTGCGCTTGCTGGAGGGCCGTTAAACGTCACAACCTGCTTACCAGTAGTGCCGCCAAGGAAGTATTTTCCACCGATCCACAGAATCGAATCAAGGCTTGCAGGAAGACCATCAAGACTTGCGCTGATGTCGTCCAATTGCTCAAGAGTTACAGAACCTGTTGAGGCATCAGAGATGAAATCAGTTGTTGTCTCGCCATGCGTCCACTTCTGTGTCTTGAAGTTGTAGATCAACAGCTCACGGCTTGCATTAACAGTTGCAAAGTTCCAAATGACCAACTTACGAACAGGATCAACAGATGCGCTCATGTTGCTGAACTGAGATTCATCAGCATTTTGATAGAACCAGCGGTCAATCTTTTCAGAGCCGATTGCCTGAATCTGTTGACCATCGCACATATAAAAACCGTCTTCGCTCAGGAAAAAACAGATTCCTTGAACTTGTGCGATAGAACCAGCAGCAGAACAACCCTTGTTTCGACTGATGTTGTCAAACTGGAAAATGAAAGGAGTTCCAACATAAGACATCCGACTGATCGACTTTTCCAAGAAAATCAAGCCAAATTCACCGCCACGGATTCCAACAATCTGACCACCATCAGGAATATCCTGGTAATCAGACTGAGTGTTGACGTTCACAGTCCAGTCAGTCTCATCGTTGATTGCAGACCATTTAACACGTGATGGATACACATCTGGATCATCATTGATAAAAGCTGCAACAACGAAATCACGGACAACAGTTAGGTATTTAGCAACTGGAGCACTTGCAGACAAATCATCAAACTCAGTAGATGTACCAAGCACATAGCTTTGCAAGACATCATCGTAATTTGTGCCAATAATGGTATTGCCAAACTGAGTGAAACGGAATCGCTCTGTTCCAGCATATCCACCAGTTTTTGATACGTCAGTCAAAGCGCCAATTGCTGAGACTTCATAAATCTTTGCATCACTGGCAGCAAACAGTTTTGTGTCGCCATCTGGCTCTTTGCCGGTAACAAGAGTCTTAAGATTCTCACTAGCTTCATCAGAGAAGACAACAGCAGTGTTCAATGGGCCATAACCAACAGCCTGAGAAACAATGTTCTTGGCTTCAACCAAAGCACCAGAAAGACCTGGCTGGTCTGGCATCCATTCACCAAAGTTGATACGTTGTGTTGCCATGATCTTCCTTATTTTTTAACTCTGCGAACTGGTCTGAAGTAGAACAAAAATTCTTGGTTATTTGATCCATATGGAGGGCTGTACATTCCGCCACCATATTTTGTTTCAGATGCCCACAGATACCAGCTTCGGCCAGCAGGGTAATTGTAAATTGACCGGATAGAACTCGTCCAATATCCGTCAGGATTACTTGTGCCCAATGCCTGAGTTCCACCAGTCTTAAATCTTGATGCAGTTGTCGATGTTGGATACAGATTTCTGATAATCAGTTCCATCTCATTCTTTGATGGATAGTACCAATCAGTTGTTCCTGCAATGTTCTTTTGGCGAATCTTGTAGAAGTAGCTGTTTGTATTTGCTCTTGTTTGGACAAGAGTTGGGAAAGCAATCCAGTTCGTATTCTCAAGACCGTCATTCTCTGTGACGTACAACTGGTAATTGGAAACGCCATACAAAGCACCAGTCACATAACTGGCTCGCTGCTCATACTGCTTATCTCCAACAATAAGGAAGTACGTTGTACCACCCAAGACATATTCGCCAGCATAGAAGCCACCTTGGAACGGCTCACCAATAGCAGGAGCAATAGAACCCCATTCATTGAATGGAGGCGTTACAGGCGTGAATTCCCCAGTACCAGGCGTTGTTGGCGTAAATGTTCCAGTGCCACCAGTTCCAGGCGTATAAGTCCCTGTTCCACCAGTTGTTCCAGACCAGTTCTGACCAAGTTTTGTACCGTCAGCATCTACCGTTGCAAGTGCAGATACAGAACCATAAGCACTGAAAATTGCATTTGCAACACAAGTAAGATTAGCAACAGCAAGAACATCAGCAAATCCGTTATAAACAACACCACCAAGCGCAGTTACTTGTGCTTGCGCCTGAATGTCTGCATTGCTCGTTCTAATCCGTAAAGAGTCAGAACTGACATCAGCAGAACCACTGATGTCACCGCTAGAAGTGCGAACACGAATACCATTTGCGTCAACTCCAGCAGAAGCGTCAATGCTTGCTGAATCTGACCAAATAGCGGTTGCATAAGCTGTGACAGTTGCGTAAGCATCAATAGCGCCTAAAGAAGTGCGAATCCTGATTGCTGTTGAATCAACCTCAGCAGAACCAGTAATGCTTGCAGAAGAAACAAAGATTGCTGTTCCAGTAGCATCTACACTAGCGTTTCCAGCAATATCGCCAGAGCTTGTGCGAGTACGGATTGCAGATCCATCTACGGTTGCAGATGTATCAACACTGGCATTACCAGCATAGATTGCAACAGCAGAACCATCAATGAATGCGTTTGATGCCGCTACACCCTGGCCAAACTTTGTACAGATTGTTTGTTGCCAGAAGACATCATCAAGGGAATATGGAAGCGAATCCAATGTCCCAAAGTTATCCAGCATCTCCAACGTGAAAGTTCCACACTGGTCATCAATTTCAGCAGGAAACAGCAAGTCCCATACGGGGTCATCCAAACTCCAAGGGAGATCGTCTAACGCGCCGTATGCGTCAAGCTGTTCAAGTCCTGCGGCCATCTATCAAGCCAGAGTAACGACCAAAGACGATGTGGCAATCTTAAAGATGTCGCCAGTTTCAATGGTTTTGCTGCTGGTCAATGGCGTGTGATACAGCAGGTTGCCAGATGTGGATGCATCAAAGATACCGATGTGCGACACAGTACCCCAGTTGGCAGTAGCTTGGTCAAAAGTCACATCAGCACTGTTAGATGTCACACCGTTGGATGGAGCGCCAAAAGTCACTTGTTTGCGGACATACGAGCCGCCAGAGACTTCAGTACCCGAGCCAGCATCAGTTGGATCAGATGTGAACAAAGCAACATACACAGCAGAAGGGCTAGTGTAAGCAGTTGCTCGGAGTGTTGCGTTAATAAGCGCATTTTCAAGATAGTTACTAAACTCAGCCATGATTACCTCACGTTTTTAATTGCCAATGGAACACCAGAATACTCGCCTTCATCATCGGCTTTGTTAATGGCGTTGATTGCTCTATCGTACATGGTTCCCCAAGTAGTAACACGAGCATCATTCATCAAATATGGTTCGGCTTCCAGCAAAGATGCGTACAACAAAGCATCAGGGAAATTAGCCAAGAACACATTTGAAGAAGTGTCTTCATCCAATCGGCTTGGACGAGCGTAGTACAGCAACTCAAGCGTATACGCAGCATCAGGAATTGGCGAGAAAACAAAGTCAGTGCCGTAAATTGTGTAATCAACAGGCTTACCAGATTGATCTGCACGAGTCTCACGGCTGAAAGAACTGGGCGAGCAATACTCAACACCAGTACGAGGATTGCCCTGCACGAAAATATCACGGATCATCAAAAAGTCATTTGGCAAAGAAACCTTAGCTTCACCAGCGACCATTGGACTTGTGACGTTCTTGAGCATTTGACGAGTGCGAAGTTCACGCGACAAACGTGCCTCAGCAAAGTCAATGAATGTTGGAATCATTGCAGTCAAGTCAGTGCGAGCCAAATAACTCGCCACAGTTGACTTCAAATCATCATAAGATGTGATTGCCATTAGATTACCCCTGGGCGCGTACGCCATGCACGATTTTCTGGGTCATTAAGCCACATAGCAAATCGAGCGTTATCAACCACATGAAAACCACGCATGATGCCTTTATGGTTTAGTTCATCAATCGCATTGAATGGAATTGACGCAACTTTATTGCCATATAAGTCATCAGACCATTTGGCTCGCTCATCGTAGCTGTTGAATTCTTGCTTGTTTCGTTCAACCAATTCAGAAACATCCTGAACAGATTGAATAATCAAACCGCCTTCACCGTCAGCGTGAGCAACAGATTTGCGAAATGTAGGGTTTTCCATGATTGAATTCTAACATTGCAATGGTAAAGAAAAAAGCCACCCAAGGTTTACCAAGGGAGGCTTTTATCTAACTTACGTCAGATTAGCTCAGGTCGGCAATGATGCCCAAGGCACTTTCATTTTTCACTTCAAGTGTCAATTCGGCTAACAGTTGGGTCTTCTCAGCGTCACCAGTCTTAGCCAGTTCGATAGTCTCGAATGGGCGCAGGTAAGCAACAGCCAGCATATCGGGATCGAGCACGAAGGCGGTTTCATCGCAAGCGTTGGTGCTATTCATCAGACGGTTAGGAACCACCGAGATAGTGCCGAAATCGCTCATGTACACGTCAGCAGCGCCCACGATGGTCGTAGGAGTGTTGGCGGGAGCCATGAAACGTTGAGCAGCGATACCAGCAAAAGCAGACACGACTTGCTTGTGAGCAGGGTTCACCATCAGAACCTTTGGATCGCCGCCAGAAGCGTAAACTTCTTTAACGACAGTCTTCAGGATGTCTTCAGTGAAAGTGCGGTCAGTACCGTCAGTACGAGCGGTAGTACCAGAAGCACCAGCCACGCCAGAAGTACCGAAATCACCGTTGGTAGCGATCCAGGCTTGCAGGCCACCCAGAGTACGGGCGGTGCTGGAGTTGCCAGCAGCAGACAGTTGGTTCGACAACAGGGTCAGTTCGATGTTGCGCTTCAGTTCGCTCGACACTTTAGCCAGTTGGTAAGCCTTTTCAGACTTGCGACCAGCTTTGTCGATAGCTTCCAAAGTGCCAGCCACAGCCACAGATTTAGTGAAAATCTGAGTGCGGTTGCCGATACGGGTAGTGGGCGAGGCGGTGATGCTAGAAGCGTCAGCACCTTCAACAGCGCCACCCAAAGCAGCAGCGGCCAAGCTGTCAGTCTGCCACTCGTGATAAGTAGCGGTAGCTTTGGTTTTGCCGATGGACGACATCAGAGGAGTGTCGGTGGGGCTGATGTTATAGATAACGTCAGACAGGTCTTCACGTTGGCCGATGGCCGTGTAGGTTTGATAGGTTGCCATTTTTAAAGCTCCAAAAAATTAAAGGAATCGTTCAAATGCTTTGGCTGCGTCTTGGACTCGTCCAGTTTGTCGCAGTTTCTGCATCACTTGTTTCTCTTGGGCCGACTTCGGATTAGGCGTTGAAGTTCCGGGTTTGAGCATCTTTGGAGCTTGCTGGACTTTCTTCAAAGTCTCAGGTTTGCCCTTTTGAAGTTGCTCAAACTTCATTGCTTTATACAAAGTCAACACAGCGCGATGGTCATACACTGAGGCGAGTTCTTGATCTGACCATCCAACAGATTTTGCGTATTCACGGATCTCTTTCCGGATAGCGTCACCTTTTGGCGTAGCCAGTTCTGGAATAACAGACGCGAGCTTTTCAGACTCATACTTGAGATGGTTTTGCAGATTCTGCTGCTGCTCGGCTTGTTGCTGTTGTGCAATGCGTTGCTGTTCAGCTCGAACGACTGCCAATTGCTTCTCACGTTGGCTCTGTTCAGCTACCTTCACGGCATAACCGATCGGGTCTGTCTCTTTCAGAACTTCCAAATCCTCACCCTTATTCTGCTGACTCAGGAAGCTATCCAAAGCCTGTAGTTTCTGGGCGTATGCTTGTCGCTCTTGTTTTACTTGCTCAAGATGTTGGCGTTCAGCTTCAATAGCCTTACGCTGTTCAGCAAGAGCTTGAGACTTTTGGGTGTAATCCTTGCTACGTTGATAGCCGTTAATCAGTTCGTCAAGTTCAACCTCGACTTCCTCACCACCGACTTTAGCCTTGTAGCGGGGTTTTACTTCCTCTACAGGCTCTGATTCTTCTGAATACTCAGTTTCATCAGATTCAACTTCACCACTCGCTTCAAGTTCTTCGGTTGATTCTTCCGGTTGGCCTTCTTCGGCTCCATTGTCATCACCCATCAAACCCAGAAACGCATTAGCGGCTTGGTTTACGTTCAGGCTTTCACTCCCTTGCGGGTTGGTGTTTTCCATATTTCATCTCGAAAATCGCTGGAAACCGTCCAGACAGCGGGTGAGTTCCCTCACAGAATCTTCCACTTTTTCTCTTGAATCTTTGTTTCTGCGGCAATGCCTTGCAAATGTCCAAGGAAAAGATCAAGCGTCTTGATGTGGCTATAAGCGGCTTCCCGTTCATCAACCTCATCTCGATTTGTGTTAATTATCACACTAATCTGCTGATTTTTCAAATCATCCATGACTTTTATGAAAAAGTCGTCATTTAGCAGATTAGAGGCCCACTGAGCCTGAAGTTTTTTATCCATACTGGCTTTGAATTCCTGAAATGATGCTTGCCAATGATGCGGGTGCATTATTAAGCTGACCAATTGTCTTATTCATATCATACGCTTGTGGGCCTGTTTTACCAATACTTGCAATGATGTCATCAATAGAAACTGGAGTTTCACCAATATTCCCAATGACCTGATTGCTTGCAACTTGAGGCAATGCGTTCATTGGCATATATTGATTGTTCAGCGTGTTAATTAATGATGAGATTGACTGAGGTGCTGGAGCATTTTCCCATTGTGTACCTTGCAACAATGCGCGAGTACCAAAATCAACAGGTGCTGATTCTTGAAATGCTTTGTTGTATTCAGGAGATTTCCAAGAACCTGGAACAGGAACAATTGGATAACCAGTTTGTTCTTCTCCACCACTTGTAGCAGCAGCAACACCAGCAGCCAACAAAGAAGGAGCAACCAATCCAGCGGCTGCTTTTGCAAGATCAATCTTTGCAAGTTCTTTGTCCAACTCTGCTTGAGTCATTGGCTTTTCAACGACTTCAGGGATATTTACATCAACATTTGGTGCTGGTTGATTGATAAATGAGTTTGGATCACCAAGCGAAACACCAGACGATGGAACTTGCAGACCAAGTCCAGAATCAGGAATTGGCAAAGAATAATCAACAGGAGTATTCACAACATCAATCACTTCATTGATTGTTGGAACCTGAATGCCTTGAGCGCCCATATCTGGAATAACTGGTGCACCAGATGAAAGCGAATAATCAGGCGTGAATGAAGTGTCAACTGGAGGCATTAGACCAGCTTCAGCAAGCATACTTTCATAACCAGCCTGAGCATTACTCACGGCATCGTTGTAGGCATTTGGCCCTGTTTCTTGGCTAGACAGGTAATCGCCAGCAGCAGACAGTTTTGCCTCATTTGCAGCGCCAGAGATTCCCCCCATTGTTGCGCCAGTAAGGAAATCACCGCCTTGTGCTTCTGACAAAAGACCACCAGTAATGGCTCGTCCAGCAGTTTCAGAACCTAAAGCAGACGATATTTCTGGCGCTACATATCCACCAATTAAGCTGCCAGCAGCACCAGTGATTGCTCCTTTTGCGAAATCACCACCAGTTGCCTCAGCAATAGTTCCACTGATAACTGCATTACCAATAGCAGTTGCAGCAGCACCAGAAGCACCAAGTGAAGCGCCAATAGCAGTACCAATGCCAGGAGCAGCAATAGATAAACCAATCGCAACAAGTGCAGCAGGATTCTCAGCAATAGATTCAATAGTATTTGCTACTGGTTGAATAATCTCGCTATCAATCTTACGTCCAGCACTTTCAATAATGTTAATTGGATTAAGTTCAATACCAAGTTTTTTTCTTGCATATCCCATTACAGCCTCACTTCTGCCATAAAACCACCATCTTGTTCTGTAATGGATATATCAAATTCACCCATTGCAGCTTCAAACAGCTTGGTTATTTTTGGATTTTCGTAATATGTACGAGCAATCTTAGCGCCTGCCTTCTTAAGCATACGCCATAGCTTTTTATTAGCATCAGAAAGATTTTGAGGAGTATCTGCATTGAAGCTGTGATGCTCAACAATACCTGGCTCAACAGCTCTGTAAACAATCAAAACATTACCATCTTGAACAAGATGACCGCCCTGACGAAGATCGTCATTAATGTCAGCCATTAAGTTGCCTGCAACAGTTCCTGGTGGATGATTGCGTTTTGCATCTATCTCAAGAATTTCCTTTGGTGTCATCCTGGAATCTCCACGTTAGAAGTAATGCCAGCACCGACCTTCATGGCCTTCAGCTGTGCCTCAGCTTGGAATTCTTGCTCTTTCATTGCAAAGTGCATATTCATCTTCTCACGCTCAAGCTGAAGTTTTGAGGCTTCTTTCTCACGCATGATCTGAAGTTCAGCAGCGGCTTTCTCGCGCTGCAGTTGCAGCTCAAGTGCGGCTTTCTGACGTTCAAATTCCAAGTCAGCTTGCATCTTTGCCTGTTGCATTTGCATATCAGCTTGAAACTTAGCCTGTTGAGCCTGAATATCAGCCTGAGTCTTCTGCATCAATGCCTGCACTTCTGGCGGCATCTGAGGCGGTTGCTGAGGTGGGTTAGACAACTGTTGGTCTTGCTCTTGGCTAATAGGCTTGAAGAACTCAGCAGAGTCTTTAAAGCCAGCAGCTTCAACCATACGGCCCAAGGACGAACGATATTGACCCATAGACACTAGTGGGTTAGCAGGGCCAAACTGCGCCAGCATTTGCTCTTGTTTTGCCAAGACCATTTGCAGCATTGCCATCTGTTGATCTCGGTTGCCATTACCCAAACCGACATTCACAGTCAGGTCATACTTGTTTGCCCAAGTACGTGGGTCAATAGCTACAAACTGACCACGCAAGCGAATGATGCGCTCTTTCTGCTGGTACTTGGTGACCAAGTGCAAGATGCCGTAGAACAGATCACGCACACCAGTATCAGCAAAAATACGGGCAATCATCTCGATCTTTCCAGCGCCAGCTTGCTGCATAGAGGCGACAGCAGCAGCAGTCACGTTTTGCAGGATAGAGGCATCAAGACCTTGGCTTGCATCAGTCACGCCAGTGCGCTTGGATTGAACTCGATCCAAGTACTCCAACATGGGGAACGACTGTTGAGCCACGTTCTGCACGTTCAACTGAGTCACAGCGCCTGGAGACTTGGCACGAATCACACCACCAGCGGTAGAGGTCAGCAAGTCATCCAAGTTAACCTGGCCTTCAACAGCCACTACACGGGCATTGTTTGTCAGATACAGGTTATCCAGCATCTGACGGGTAACCGTGGTTTTAATCAGTTGCAGGTCAACCGTACGGTCCGCCAGTGAGTTACCAAAGAACTTATGAGGAATTGGGATTGGGCAAACAGAGTAGAAGGGCACATAGTCCGCTTCTTCGTTGCTCAGAATCTCATTGCCAGCAAAGAACACTTGGCGCAGTTCAGCAATGCCATCACCGTCTTCATCAGTGCGGATATAGCACTCAAAGACTTCAATCTCTTGCATTGCCTTGTCTTCAGACTGAGTATCTTCAGGCTGTTCACCACGGCTGTAACGTGTTACGCGCTCAGGTGTATAGGACAAAGCATCACCAGAAGGCAAGCTGTTCACTGTGTCTTCATCAAAACCCATAGCGATCAAGTCGCTGCGAGTAATCATCTGACGGTGAGCAACAAAAGGCGCTGATTCAATCTTCACGCCCTTTTTGGAGATCAAGAACTCCTCTGGAGGAACGTTCTCAATAGTCACCTTGCCAGACTTCACCTTTTTGCTAACTTTGACATCATGGATGCCATAAGTAGCAGGCGAACCGTCTTGATTCATGATAGGCATACCCATCGGATCAACAACGGGAAATTCCTGGGTGTCTTGCTCGACAATCTCCAAGTCTTTGTCTTGCATCATCAAGGCCAGCTCATCATCAGACAGACCTTGATAAGTCTCTTTGGTAACGTCTTCTTTGTCTTCCCAATATGCTTTAACGATGCCGTTCTTTTGCATCAAAGCATCTTTAAACCAGTCGTGCATCAAGATCACGCCTTGGTTGTCTTCCAGAAAGATGTAGTTTAGGTAGTCAGTGACCTGTTTAGCGCCAGCTTCATCGCCAGGGCCAGTAGGATTAGCCAAAACAATCTGATCAGAACCAGTGAAGATTCGCATCAAAGGCGGCATTGCACCATCAATGGCTTCAGCAACTTCACCAGTAACGATAGAAGACTTGCCAGCCACCTCATTGCCGTAAGGTTGACGCAAGTATGCTTGAAGTGCTTGCTTTCGTTGCTCTACCGTTTCGCTCTCGATAAAGCCAATTGCGTTATCAATCTCCGCTTGGAGAATCGCCTTTAAGTCTTGGTTCATTTGATACCTTTGGGGGTCGCCCAGCCTTTGGGCGTTCTGACAATTGTAATGCCTTTACCATAGTTTCAAGCATTTCAATACGCTTTTCAAGATCATTAACCCGTTTGGCGTTCGTAATATCGCCTTGCTTCATCATGAACATTTAGACCACCCATTTTGCTGGTTTGTTGATAGATTTGCCCCATGAACCAGTGTTTTCATCCAGTCCAACGGCCACATAGCGCCATGCGTCAGCAGCGTGTGAGTGCTGATCGTGCAGTGGCTTATTCGAGAACATCTTGGTATTTGGGTCAACGTCATAGCGGTAATGACGCAGGTTTTGAAGCCCATCAGCGCATTTTGTAGCGTCAATAAAGCATCGTCCCAATAATGTCCGAGCTGCGTTAATACCGTCAGCAATGGACAATTTAGGCGTGATTCTGACTGGTTTACCCATGCCTTCAAGAATATCCTTGACCGATTTACCAGTCATATTCTTGTTTTCAGCATCGTGCGGCAACCACCAATCCTTGTAGATATACCCTCTGTCTTGCAAGACTTGAGCGTAATGGTCGATGGTTTTCTGGCAGTTTTGGTAGAAGTCAATCACCCGAACCTCACCACCAGCAATAACCTGGACGAACCAGATTGAAGTCATATCGGCCCATCCCAAGTCCCAGAAGGTTTGGACAGGGATTGACTTGTCAATAATCAGTTCACGGATTCGGTTGTCTTCCTGGGCCTTACGCAGTTCGTTAGCGTACACAGCCCCATCAAGCATCTGACGGGTGTGTCCTTCCCAGACGTTCAGGTAAGAATCCATGTTCTTAGCCTTGAGGTCTTCCAGTTCCTCTTTCAGAACATCAGGAAACCAAGGATTGTCAGACCAGTTGACCTTGGCAACTTTTGCGCTTGGTGGAGGATTAACCACGAAACGCTTGTAAGTCTCGTCTGTGTCCAAGTCAGGGTTAAACGTCACCCAAATCTCAGAACCAGGCTTGCGAATCGTAGGAATCAAAGTTTCCCAAGACACCTTAGAAACAGCTTGCCCTTCCTCGATCCAGCAAACATCGCATCCCTCGAATGACTTGATCGAGGTCACGTTATGCTTTAAACCAGCAAATAAGAACTCTGAGCCGTTCTTTCCGTAGATAGCTGTCCTCTGTACGTCAAAGAACGATTCAAGTCCCATTTCTTTGATCTGGTCGCCCAATAGCGCAATCACCGAGTCTGAGATCGAGTTCTGCAACTCACGAGCGCAAAGAACCCTTGTAGGCTTTTGGACTGCAATCGCAATCAAAGCCCTTGCCACGCCCCAAGACTTACCAGACCCCCTACCACCGTAGAGGATCTTGTAACGATGAGGCTCAAACAAGAATCCCAGTTTTTCAGGGAAATCTAGTTCAAGATTCATCAGGCTTTTTCAGATTGATTGTGATACCAGTAACTTCAACTGGCCCACCACCATCTCCAGTCACCTCAGTGCGATTGAGCTTTGGAGTAGCGTATTCAGCCATTTGAGCCAGAAGTGTCAAAGCAGCTTTGGGGTCTGCTTTCAGTTCTTTCTCGACACTTCCTTCGGCAACCTCTGTGAGCCATTTAGAGACGTTTTCAGCGTTATCCTCTAGCAACCTACTAACTGTCTCTCTAAACGTCTTGGTGGCCTTATTAAGCGCGCCTGGAGGCCTTCCTCTGCCTTTGCGAGCTTGAAACTCTGGGCTTTCTTGCCGTAATTTATTCATTTGGTTTTGACTCCCGTAGGTTGGTCAAGGTTGTGCAGACTTACATCTGCAAGTTGTTAATCTAGCAATCCACCGTTGCGTTTGAGGATTGTAAGCAAATCTTCGTTACCAGGGAAGACTACAAAGTTTTGGGTAGTTGCTGGCTGACCACCACGGCTTTGAGCGTCATAGTATTGGATGCCTGGAATACCTGCTTGGCGTAGCTTTTCAGCGCCTTCAGGTCGTTTTGCATCCATTCTTGCAATGATATCGCCACCAAGATCATCCATCTCAAGGCCAAGGCTTTTTGCTACATTTTGAATCTCTTGGGATTGCTCTTTGATTGGCTTATCCCAATTAATCATTTTTGCAATTTGCTCATCTGGCAAATCAACCTGATAAATTTGTCCTGGCATAAATACATCGCCAAGTTTATCAATTGCCTCATGAGCTTGTTTTACAGTAGCTGGACTATATCCATTCTCAACACTGAATTTTTGCTTTGCAGTAATTGGATTTCTATTTACAAGCAATTCTTCAAGAGCACCAGCTTCGCCATATCTGCCAGCATCTTGCGCTTTTTCCATTTGACGCAGCATTTTTTGCTCAAAAGCAGCCCCACCTTTTGTTGTACCTGCACCAGCATAGCTTTTTGCAACATCAGGACTTTGAGCAACATAGTGACCATAGCCATAAGCCTGAGCGCCTTCACCAGATCCAATCTTTGTTGGGTCAAACTTGCTGAACTTGGCAGGACTACCGTGATAGACAGTCAAACCCATTGGGTTATAACCCTCAGCCAGCAATCCAGCCAACTGCTGGCTTTTTGGGCCGTAATTCACTCCTTCTTTGGCTGCGGCTGCTGTCAGCTCGTTCAGGTTTCGCGCCTTGTCGTTGATATTGCCGACAAATTGCTGTGCGCTCAATACTGGATTGCCAAGCAAATCAGCCAGCTTTCGCTTTGCTACGTTACCAGCGCTAAAGATATCACCAAGCAATCCAGCCATCTTATTTCCCCTTGTACTTGCCCATTTTTTTGGCAGCTTCGCTCAAAGCGATAGCGATAGCCTGGTCACGGCTCTTAACCACAGGGCCACCCTTACCAGAGTGCAAGCCCTTGTCTTTGAATTCACCCATGACCTTGCCGACTTTGGCTTGACCGACTTTATTCAGCTTCATGGTTAGATTCCCAACGTTTGCAGGTTTTTCCTTCGCCACAGACGAATTCAAATTTCTTACAGTAGATAGCTTCATCACCGTACATTTCTTTGCACTCTGGGCTGTCGTCACCGTATTCGCAGTTAGAGCACAGTTTTCGCTTGGCCTGATCTGGGGCAATTCGCCAGTAATTTGCGAGGTCTCGCCAGAAGTCGCTAGAAGGCTTGCTTGGGTCTTTTGGCCCAAACATCTGCGTTTCTTCCATGTATTTGACGGTTTTGGCGTTCTCAGCCTCGTCAAATTTTGATTCTTCAGCTTCCTCAATCTCAATAGAGATTTCAAGTCCTGTACCAAGCAAACCAGCCATAGTGTTCTCCAGTTGGCGTCATTTTACTACACTAGCACACTTTTGACCAATTGTGTATTGGGGTTTATACCAATGCTTTTTTTGCAAATAGCTTGATAATTGAGCCATCAACAACCAAGGAATCGTATGACTAAAGAGAAATTTGCTGACTTGACCCTCGCCATCGGATTGGGTATCGTTCTGGCGGGATTTGCACTTGCCTGGTTTGATGTGCTGATTTAATTCAACACTTCAACTTCTTTTGACCTTGAGCGTAACTTGCTCAGGGTCATTTTTATTTGGGCTTCGTATTCCGATCGGCTAATGCTCTTACGCTGGAGATTGTGCCATTCATAAACTTCTTTGATTGACTTGATGCCTTGGGCGGTCAATCCCATCTTCTTGGTCTTTTCGTAGCGTTTAGCGGCTGTTTTAAGCTCCAGTTCAGCCATCATGCAGTCCACTAGGCACTCAGGGCCAATTCCGTTACGCCCCATTGTCTGACAGACGTTATTCATATCAACAAGGTCTTGTTACGTTTTTAGTGTGCCTTTACCTGTTGTCATGTCTTGGATTGCCTGAAGCTCACGACTTGCAAGTTGCTCCAGGCGTTGTTCGTCAGTAACGCAAGCACCTTCAATAGCCATTGAAATAGGGTTTACAAGTGCGTAAACCTTACGTTTGCAAGACTTCCTCATTTAAAATTCCTAATAAAAACTGCAAAGCTGGCTGCTGTATCTCCAAAAGGCATTGCATCAATAGCTGCTGCAAGGCGTTTTTTGAAGTCTTCAATAGGCTCCTGCACAGGTGCTGGCTGTGCTGAGGGTGGGGTGGTGTAGAGGGGCGTTTTATGAACAAATGTTTCCACCCAACTGAAGGCATCACCCGGCACAAGCGGCAATTCATGCTCACGCACCCACGCCACTGGCTTCTGCTGTGCTGGCTGTGTGAGTGGGGCGGTGTAAACCGCAACAGATGCTCCATTTCCGCCTTTGGGGTAAACGTAGCCGTAAGGCAAGCGCCCCTGCTGCATCTCATGGACGTGCCCTGCGTTCATGAAACCCACAGGCTCCTGCACAGGTGTTGCAACTGCCGAGGATTCCTCGGTAGTTGGCTGTGCTGCGGCGTATAGTTTTGTGCCTGCTGGTAAGTCATCCCATCCGGTGTGCAAAACAATTCCTTTTTCCGTCTTGGTAACCACCGGCTCCTGCGCAGGCTCATAGTCCAACCCCAACTCACGGGCATTCTCAGCCATGCGGTCGAGTGCAGAGTCTGCAAGGGCTTGCTTGATGGCGGTGATGGCTTTTCTGGCTCTGTCAACTGCGTTGTGTTGGGTGCAGTCTCGCGACAAAGGCGAAAACAAAATGTCCATCCCCTCCAACGCCTTCAGCGCCAGCTCCAGTAGTTGTTTGTCAGTCATGGCTGTCCTCCGTTATCTGCCTTCATAGCAAGGTCGTAAAGATTTTCTTCCTGCACAGGTGCTGGTTGTGCTGCGGGTGGGATGGTGTAGCGTTCAAGCGCGTGCATAAGAGCGTTTCCGTGATCCGCTTCAACGTCCCGGCCTTTGTAGCCGGGTGCAGAGTCGCCGGGGATCGCTTGGGCGTTTCTGGCATCGTTGTAGCCAAGGTCGTATGCACCACGGATCGCATCAAAGACCCGGCGTTTTGCCATTGCATGCAGCGCCACAGGCTCCTGCTCTGGCTGCTCCAGTCTTGCTCGGATGGCGGCGGCGCATTCCTGCCCGTACATGCGTTCGGCCACGTTTGACCATTCGTTCTCACATACCTTCGCACACGCCTCACGTTCGGCTTGCACAATGGCTTGTTCGTATTCAGTCCAGTGCTCTTGTGTCCATGTGCGGTTGCGCTCATCAGCACGGACAAGGGCTTCAAAAGCCTTTAGATCGTTGTGATCTATCCCAGAACAAGGTAGTAGCCCTGCATCAATCGCCATGTCTATGGTGTTTCTCATAACCCCACCTGCTTCAATGCTGCTTGCAGTCCATCCAGACCGCCGACACGTTGACTGCGAATAAATATTTGAGGCATTTGTCGAGCCTCTGGATAGCAAAGCTGGAATTCAACCCAGCGATCAATGTTGTCCAAGTTCTTTTCCTCGTACTCCAGCCCCTTGGACTTGAGCAGTTGCTTTGCTGTCACGCAGTTTGGACAGCCGCTTTTGGTGTAGATTGTGATATTCATTTTTTATCCAGCCAGATTGTGTAAGTTTTCAGACGATGGTCTTTCCTTCTGCGAAAGCTGTATTCACCAGTGATTTGATTGTTTTTGCAAAACCGATCAAATGTTCGTCTTACTTTGTCAAAGTCGTCTTCAGGAATCACCAAGGCTTCATCGCTTGAGATCAGTCTGGTGAATTCACTATCAAGTCCAGTTGTTCCTTTGGATTTTTTTGGAACTTCAGGTTTTGCTGTGAATGTGTAGCCCTTAATAAAAGGGTTTTTTCCTTGAAAATTAGTAGCCATTGCTGGACTCCCATACAGACTCCCAGAAGCCAAGTTCAGCTTCCATTTCGAGTTCAATTTGTGTTTCTTTGGAAAGAACTGGCGTGATGTCTGTTCCATCAAAGAAAACAGATTCAAGGCCAAGCTCAGTGTGTGTTCCGCCTTCGTCAGTTTCAGTCAGAACTTTGAGATAAACGGTGATTGGTGCGCCGTTCAGTGTGGTGAAGAATTCGTATTGAGTCATACAGTTCCTTGGTTAGTGAGCCTCTATTGTGTGCCACTTCGCCACAGATTTGTATTAGGACAAACCCTTATGTTTTGGCACATCTTCAGGCCATAGACCAAGTTTTGTTAACTTTTCTACTGTCTTGTCATGGGCATCACCCCAGATTTTTTTGCGTTCTTCTTTTGATAGACCTGATCCCTGGTCAATCTGGCTGTGACAGTAAAAGCATAAGCTGGCAATCATGTTGTCATCAGCCTTGATTCCTCTGCCTTTGCCGTGTCCCCAATTGGTATGTGCGGCCACTACTGTTCCGTCATCAGCTCCACAGTGCTGGCATGGAATCTCTCTTGCATTACGCAGAAGTTCTTTGCTCCTGACGTAATCGTGCTTAGGAAACATCATTGAACTCTCCGATACTTGTAGGCGACCATTTCACTCCACGCTCGTCACCAAATGCGTGAGCTAATGTTATCAAGTCAGACATTTCGCCTTTTGTCATCTTGCTGGTTGACGATCCAAGTACAACAAACCCACCATCAATGCCTGGAATAGCTCGCTGTTTTTTCAGTCCAGCAGTCAGCAAATCTTTGTAGTCCTCTTTGGTTAGCGTTTCTCCATGCCATTTGACCTGCTTTGAAAGATCAGACAATACGCTCCACATCAAAGCGTTTTGCTCTGCACTTCGCTTTTGTTCTTCAATCGTCAGCACCAGCTTGTTTCCTGCCATCAAGTAAGGCTTGGCTTTTGCCCAAACATCTTTCAGGACAGTGTGCGCCTGTTGTGCGTTGTATAGAGTAACTTTCACATTAGCCTCTTAACTGCCAAGCCACTATTGCCGCATCACGTTCATGTTGGTTTGACTTTCCAGACCATCCAGTCAACTCATTGAACGGCTCAGCTTTCATCTTTGCGCCTTTTGCTTTTGGGCTTACGCGCATATATTTGATGTCATAGCGTTCACAAGTTTCTTGGATGATTGAACAAAGAGCATCAACCTGACCAATTTTTCTGGCAATGTTGTTTGCAACAGCTTTATTTCCAGACGGAATCCACACTTTGCTTTGCAATCGGCTGTCTTCAAACACTATCAAATCAGCCTCACTTGTCAAGATGAATGACTGGATGTCAATTGGCTCAATGGTTTGTAAAAGAAGCAATTTTCCATTTGTGTAAAAAGCAGTCCCCGTGTTGACTCCTGGGTCAATTCCAATGACTTGTTTCACAGCAAAGCCTCACCGACTTCTTCCAAAACTTGATTGCCGTGATAGCGACTTGGCTGCTTAGTGCAATCTGACTTGTTAAACCACACTGGGAAATCAGGCCACGGCCAGTCATCACGCATCAACGACAACAGCAGTTCTTTGTCATTGCGGCGAATCTCAAGACCTTTGCGGCCATCTTTTGTCATCCACATATCGCCTTGGCTCATGCTTGCTCTCCAGTTGCTTTGTTTACAGCAATACGAGCACGTTCTCGTCCTTCAAGCCAAAATTCATTGCCATCCATTTCGTAAACATCATCGTTTTCAATATACCAACGTAATGCCTCCAGCAAATCTGGCGCTGCGGATATCAGGCGGGCGTTGGCGAGCGCAATAAGACGACCAGAATCTTCATCGTCGCCAAATTCATCGGCCTCAAGCGTTACAACCGTCTGGCATCCAGTGATTCTGCCCCGTGTGATCTCGCCTTTGGGTATGCCTGACATTACATCGAAGTCGTCGTATCCCAGCAATTCAAACGCAATTTCATCGGGTTCAAGCCCCTCTTGCTGCATTGCGCGCTCTTTCCAGATGAACCACGGCCCCGGCGTGTGTTTACTCATTCCAATTCTCCTGTTCGTAGTTTGTGCATCAGTTGTCGTATGCGCTGTGATGATCCATATCCCAAGCGCTTTTCCAAATACTCAATTCGCTCTTTGGTTAAAACGCTTTGCTTTGTCGCTTGCCAAGTGCCGTACAAAAGTCGCGCTTCGCCAAGTTCGATTTGGTATCTGTCACCGTCATTAGATCGCTGTTTTCTGTCGTATGCCATTCGTAAAAACCCTTAGTCCAAGTCACCAGTTAACCTTAGTGCCTCATCAATGATATGTTGTGGATAAGCTACGCCTTCACGTACTTTGTCCAATATTTGCATTGCTTTTTCGTGTGTCATGCTTGGCCCCTTGCTCGGATGGCATCTGCACACTCATCCCCGTACTTTCTCTCAGCCAAAGTTGACCATTCGTTCTCACACACCTTTGCGCAGGCCTCACGTTC